TATGGACCCCAACAGGTTCCCACACCTACAATATCATTAATGCAGTCTGGATTATCTCCTTCCCATTTGATAAATGTCTTGCTATTGTCGTTATTGTATCTCAGATATGCTGGCCCAGTTTCTTTAACTTGACCAAACCGAACCTCAGGCACTCTAGATGCTGGGATAATTAGATATTTCATTGGTTTTTTAAATATTTATGGTATAATAGTAAGATAACACCCTATAAATATTTTCAGCGGCAGGTGCTTATGGAAATCGTTCAACCGCATTCGACGATTTTAGTTTTGAACAGTTCTTATGAACCTCTTCATTTTACAAATTGGAAACGAGCAATTATCCTTCTGTTCAAAGAAAAAGCAAAGATGATCTCCAAGAGAGTGATTCGTCTTGTTAATTATGTTGTGATTCCATTTCGTAAAATGAATGATATGTACCCCACTCGTAATCTGATATATAAAAGAGACAAAAACAAATGTCAGTATTGCGGATCAACGAAAAGTCTTACGATTGATCATGTGATTCCCAAATCTAGAGGCGGCGATGATAGTTGGGAAAATCTAGTTGTTGCTTGTTCTCCTTGCAATGTCAAGAAAGGAGATAAACTTCTAGAACAAACAAATATGAAACTTGCCAAAACTCCAAGGGCTCCAGTTAGTAAAGTTCTAATGGATCTTGAGAGTTCAAATATTGCAGAATGGCAAGAGTTCTCATATGGTGCTTGACAGAAAATAAAACATATACTATAATATGTTTATTGCGGGTATGGTGAAGCGGTATCACGTCATCCTTCCAAGTTGAAATCACCGGTTCGATCCCGGTTACCCGCTTTCCCTATGTGGGGACACAATGAAAATTAATCTCTGGTATTCCAGGAGTATGCAACAATGGCGTTGGACTCTATGTGAAGAGTTAAAGAATGGTGCTACTAAAACTGGTGAATGTCATTCTGGTCAACGTCCCATCTTAAGAGATGCTATGGAAGATGTTGCCAATACAGTAGAGTATATGCTACAATCTAAAGCAATTAAGGGCGAATAGCTCAGCGGTAGAGCGTCTCGTTTACACCGAGGTTGTCGGGGGTTCGATCCCCTCTTCGCCCATTTATAGATAATTTATTTTTGAGTAAATTTTATGCCCAAGTCCCATGTTAATAGTAAGATGCAAAGAATGCGGAAAGGAAGTAATTAGTCAAGGATCTAGACCAGTCTCTTGTGGTTGCCCCAATATGGTGGTTGTACGAGGAGACAGTGTAACTGCAAATGATCTATCTAAAGTCGTAATGGTGAATAATCCATCAGAACCTGAGACTAAAAAATTATCCGCTGCAGATATAGAATGGCAAGAATCTAGAAGAAAAAGAAAGATTCGTAAGTTAGATTTTGAAATTCGTTAATTATTTCTTAATGTATATGTTCAATGCATAACAAAAGTTGGTAAATATTCACTTGACATACACTAAATATTGATTAAGATGACTTTGTAAACCTTAAAAAACTAAACCACATGGACAAATACACCTACGATAATTGGGTGAAGGTCAAGGAAACGTTTGAGGAAACAGGCAACACAGACAATTTTTTCTATAAAAGAGCTTGCGTTATTGTTGATGGAGGTGGAGATCCTCTCGATAATATTATGAACAATGGCACACAGAATGACTGAATTGAAACCCGAATCATTAGTGACACAAAAAGAGTGTCAGGAGATGATTGATGCTGCAATACGCCGACATAATCGTAATGCTTCAGTTATCAGTATGTGTGTTGGGTGGGTTGTTCTTGCACTTTTTGCTGAGGGTATGCTTCGACTTGTTGGAGTAATAGACCCCATCTTCCCATGGTTGAAAATAACACTTTAGAGTGGATAGGTGTTATCACCTTATTTTTACTAGGGGTTTCATTGATCATCCAAGGTTACTTTGTTTACAAAGGTAAATTTGGATATAGGAATTCACAACGTGAAAAGATAATAATGCAGAATGTGCGAAAACAAATAGAAAAAATAATACAAACACATGAGTGAAGACGAAAAGAGAGAGTTCTATAAAGAACTTAGAGAACGAATCTATCAATTAAGAATGTCTCATCTCTTTGAAGAACCTTGCCCACTTTATGAAGATTTCGAGGATGACATTGTATGAACACATTTTTTGCTACAGTTTGTGTATTTGGTAGTATTGCCCTGTTTGTTTTATGGGGTCTAGGTAACGCATATGATTTAGGGTAAAGGACATGAAAGTAGGACTGATCGGTTTAGGACGAATGGGTGAGGGTATGTCTCGCCGCATGATGAAAGCAGGCATCGAAGTATGGGGATATAGGAGAAATTATGAAAAGTCTAAAGAAGCATATGAAAAGGGTTATATCAGTGGATGTACCACTTCTCTGGAAAGTCTTGTTAAAGTAGTAAAGAGCACAGGAGAAACTGGAATATTTCAATTAGTCATACCTGCAGAGTTAGTGGAGGGGACTCTTAATGAATTATTACCACTACTTGGTCCTGGAGATATTGTTATTGATCATGGCAATAGCAATTTTGCGGACAGTCGGAAAAGGGGAGAACTACTTTCAAAATATGGTATCGAATTTATTGATTGTGGTACTTCTGGCGGTGTCTACGGTCTGGAGCGTGGATACTGTCTTATGGTTGGTGGTGCAAATAAAGCAGTATCCCGCTGCGCTCCGCTCTTTAGAGCACTCGCGCCGGGTATCGGTGGTGCCAGTCGTACCGACCCAAGAACTAAAGAAACCTCATCAGAGTTTGGATGGTTACACTGTGGTACATATGGCGCCGGACATTTTGTAAAGATGGTCCATAACGGAGTTGAATATGGAATCATGCAAGCATATGCGGAAGGTTTTAACCTTCTTCATGAAGCAAATGCAGGAAGAACTTATGTGGGCAAGGGTGACGCCGAAGTGGCTCCCATGGCACACCCCGAAAACTATTGTTACGATATTGATGTTACTGAGGTTGCTGAGTTGTGGCGCCGTGGGTCTGTTGTTGGTAGTTGGTTACTCGATCTTACCGCTGATGTTTTACGGCATGATCATTCAGATCTCGACAGGTTTGCCGGTGGCGTTAGCGATAGCGGTGAAGGTCGCTGGACTCTTCACAGTGCTGTGGATCTCGGTGTTCCCACTCCTGTATTATCTGCTGCGTTATTTGAGCGTTTCAATAGTAGAAAGTTAGGCACTTATGCGAATAAGATTCTGAATGGAATGAGATTTATGTTTGGAGGTCATAATGTTAGGTGAATTCTTACTTTGGATCTCAATACCCTTTGTATGTGCCACCCTCGCATTTGGACGATATAAAGGTGAAACTGTCTACTACGACTCGGAGGATTATGACGGAAACGGAACCGCTCACTAGACGTATTGTAATCTTCGGTGCTACTGGAGACTTATGTAAAAGAAAATTGATACCTGCTTTATATCAATTATGGTGTAAACATCTTCTTCCGCATAATATTTTAATTGTTGGTGCTTCTCGTAGAGAAATAACCAAACAATGTTGGTTAGAAAAACTTGGAGACTATCCAAATGAATTCACTGACTGGTTAGATTTTGTATCCTGCGATTTATCTTGTCCAGAGAGTCTAATGAAACTGCATGACGAGAGTGCAGACACCACATACTTTTTATCAGTGCCACCGAGCACATATGCTGATGCAATTACAAACCTCAAGCAAGGAGGATTCCTAGATGACCCAGAAAGATCACGAGTGGTTATCGAAAAACCCTTTGGATACGATTATAAATCTGCTAATACTTTACAGTCTGTGGTTAGCAGACATTTACGTGAAAAACAAGTATATCGCATTGACCATTATCTGGGGAAAGATACTGTTAATAATATCCTTGCCACTCGTTTTAGCAATATATTATTGGAGCCACTTTGGAACAGAAATTATATAGAAGAGGTTCAGATCTATGCCACAGAGACCATAGGATGTGAAGGTCGTTCACAATATTATGATGGTGCAGGTATAGTCAGGGACATGTTGCAGAATCATATGCTTCAGGTTCTAGCATTGATTGCTATGGAACCACCCTGTAAAAATAATGCTACAGAGATTCGTAGAGAGAAGACAAAGGTTCTTGCTGCTACAAGACTTGGTAGAAAATTAGTTACTGGTCAATATGAAGGATATCGTACTGAGCAGGGTGTAGGACCAATGACGATGACTCCTACCTTTGTAGCAGGGGACATCTATGTTGATAACTGGAGATGGGAGGGAGTTCCTTTCCACTTCATGGCAGGTAAGAAGATGCCTTATGCCTGTGTGGAAGTTGTAGTTAAACTCAAAGCACCACCTCAGACATTGTTTGATGGGCACGAGTTTAATGATCGTATTGTAATGAGACTCCAACCACATCCACACCTTGATATTCGTATTGATATGAAGACACCTGGATTTAACAATGATGTAGAGACTGCTACTCTGACACACAGATATCCAGACTGGTTGGGTGTGGATGGTTATGAGAAACTTTTATATGATGCTCTGCATAGTGATCAGTCACACTTTGTTCACTCTGAAGAAGTCCTTGAGTCTTGGAGAATTGTTGATGACCTGTTATGTGTAGGTGATCATTGTGAAATTAGAACAGCACCTTATATCTACTTTGAGAATACTTGGGGACCAGATTATAAGACAAATCAAATAACCAAATGGGATTATCCAGCATGATACCTTTTAATGAAGAACAATACCTTCACTAAATACTGAGTAAAGTGAGATAAAAAATGGCAATCAGTACAGATACATCAGTATATGTTGCAGGTATTACCACATATACTATTACAGGAGAAACTGATACCGAGTTCACAGTATCATATCCAGTAGGTGTGGGACATACTTATAGTAGAAGCATTAACAAGAGTGGTGATGCTGCTGAAGATGAGGCACGTCTAGATTCTCATCTCTTAGCAGTTAATAACAAAGTTAATGTAGGTGCTATTTCTACAGTTCCCCCAGAAGTATCGGAAGAATGATGCATAATATTCAATTATTTGTTCGCCACACAATGGAAACTTCATGGTCTTTAGGGATCTTGGGGTATTTCCTTGTAGTTATTCCTGTGCTTGGTATCTGGGCAATTCACAAATATAATTGGCAGCACTGGGAACCTTTTGACAAGAGACACGATTAACGATATAATGTATATGTTGAGCAATCAACTGCGGCACTCCCCTTGGTGGTTCAGGAGTGGCGGCGATAGGAACCACCTCCCCAAATCATCCAGCATAAATATATAAAAAACAGCAATACAGTGTTAAAGAAACCCTCAGAATTTTTTAAGAGTGAAAAAACTCCTCTACAGGAGTCATTCGATAACATTGATACGAAGTCTGAAGCTTTCAAATCATTAAAGCAGAATATTGGGAAGATAAACTCAATCTATGATGTTAGTGAAACTTTAGAACAATATCGTCAAAGTGTCGATGAAGTTAATACATTATCTGAACAGGTAGGAGAACTTCGCACAGAGATTAAAAAGTTTCTGACTAGTGAAGATCTTGATCGTGCAATGGTAGGACAGTGTGTTCTTATCGATCAAACTATCTCTGATGTTCAAAAGAAAGTAAAGACGATCAATGAGACTAAACTCTTAGAGATTCGTAGAGAAGTATCTGCTGCAACTAGTCAAGTCAGTGAGTTTCTTGAGGAAGAACTTCCCAAGTATAAGAAGTTGTTCTTCGACAGTGAAGTTCGTAGTGATGAAAAATATAAGAAGTATAAAGAATCTGTAGGTGCATTATTTGAAAACTCCCTTGAAGAGTTTGAGAAATCTATTGATGAAGTAAAGAGAGATGTAGAACAGATTTGTGAAGATGCAACTTCTGAAGTTAAGGGTATCAATCTCAAAAGTCTTTCT